GTTCCTAACGGTGCCACGTTAAACAGTAATAATCTAGATTATCTAGATAATTGTATTGATTATTTTGAAGACAAGGAGAAGATTATATTAGCGGTCGACGCTGATGAGGCTGGACAAGCTTTAAGATATGAGTTTATTAGACGTCTTGGTGCTGAAGTTTGCTATCTAGTAGATTTCAATGGTAATAAAGACCCTAATGACTTCTTAATAGAACATGGAGCAGAAGAACTTAGAAAAGTTATTACATCTGCGGTACAGGTTCCACTAGAAGGAGTTTCAACTCTTAAAGATATAGAAGCTGAATTGCTCGACTTTGTACACAACGGTTTCAAACCTGGTTTTCAGGTTGGTTTAGAGAATTTTGATAGAATATTCTCTACTTATACCTCACAGTTTATAACTGTTACAGGTATACC